CCTACAGGCTATTACCTGTAGGAGTATTTTGTTAATTGCATGGAAATCCCATGCCGATTGTTAGCATTTTATTATGTTAGCTGCATTCACTGTTTTGCTTATTAGATAACCATTAATTTAGTTATTTAGAAGTATATATTAGAGTATGTAAATGAAATTTTTAACTGAGCACTTGAGAGAACTTAAAGCACTCTTTCACCAACTTGACTTAATTGTCATACTTTTACTGATTCGGAGAATTAACCGATGTCATTTATTTGACACAAGATATATTTATCTAGATCTATAAGCGTAATCAACGCTTGAACCAGATTTTTATCCTTTTAATCTGGGCATCTAAGAAATTAAAAAATAAAAGACCATTGTGGTTACTCACTTCAGCCGTCGAACGAGCTTTGGAATAAATACTGGCGACCCACCAGTTGAAGATCCATAAAACGTTTTTATGTCATGAGTAGTGGGCTAATTCCCCATGAAGACCGGCTTCTCACCTCTGTTGGTGGAGAAAACCCCTCCGTTGTAGGCAACACAACATCCCGAAGTTCCTCTGTATATTCAGTAAATTCTGCCCAGGTAGGGCGCGAAGGAATTACTGTCTCAATGAGAGGCGTATCCCAGACGAAACAGGTTACTTTCAAAAAAGAAGAAGGAAAAAATGTCCGCCATAAAAAACAGCAGCTTTTGGAACAAGTTGCTTTTTATACCAATGCTATAAAAACATGGGAACAATACTCATGTCAAACCGCAGTCAAGGACAAGACGGAAAGGATTAAAGAAATATTGGATGAATTGAGTTCGGTTCAAAACATTCCAGTTTCTAGTAAAGCTATGAAACATGTAGAACGTACAATTATGTTGTACTTTTCTTTGATTAAGGCCGTGGATATTGGTCAGGCAATTGCTATCATTGGATTATATCTCGAAGCATTTTATGAGAAATCCTTATGTGAAACCGTATTGGACCAAGTTGTGAAAATTTCTATGAACGATCAAGCAGGAGACAATCCTGATTGGTTATGTTTATTGAAACAAGCGCAAACAAATTGGAAGTTAGTGGTAGCGAACGAAGGGTTCGCACATGTGAGCAAGGTTTTAAGTATTATGCTGGGTCTAGGTTTGTGTTCTAACGCAGATTTAGATTTTACCGTTGCAGGAATGAAATTATTCTCAGTCCAAGCTATGAAAAAGCAAGTTACTGCTTTTGACTTGGGAGATGCGGTGTTTTCAACACTGACATATTTCGTTGAGGGAGGATATGAATGTTTTCGCCAAAAATCTATTCAACCAATTTTATATGGTGATTTTGATTTTATTGCATTGGAAAAACAAATAGCTCGGTGTGAGGAGTTATTTGAATATGCCAATACTGGTGATTTACGTTCAAAATATGATATGGATCCAAATGATTATGATAATCTTTTGCGTGAAACTATCGAGGAATTAGACACACAGCTTAAAATTACGAAGAATGCCGTTACTGAACGGATTTTACGTGATAAGAGAGAAAAATTGCGCAAATTACGTACATTATTTGATCAAAAGCGTGTTCAAGGAGGATTGCGTGAAGCACCATATGGCATGGGCTTTGTTGGAGATTCAGGCGTGGGAAAATCATCAGTATCTAATATATTGATGATTAGTGTTCTCATGCATTGCGGTTTTTCTGCAAATGATGATAGACTTATTACACTCAATGAAAGTGATAAATATGAGTCGACGTATAGATCCGATATCAATGGTGTATTTATTGACGATTTGGGAAATACGAAAGCGGAATTTGTGGAAAAATCTCCCACGCAGAAAATTTTGGAATTGCACAACAATGTACGAAGTTATGCAAATATGGCGGAAGCGGAACTTAAGGGAAAAGTTTCGAAGGAACCAAAGGTCGTTAATACAACACGAAATGTATTAACTAAACACGCAACTACATATTCGAATAAACCATTGTCTATATTAAGACGAGAAGATTTTTCATGTATAGTGCGTAATAGACCCGAATTTACAACATTAGACAGATTAGATCAACATAAGGTATTAGAGGCCTTTCCGGATGATATTATTCCGGATTGTTGGTTATGTGATTTATATCAATTCACTGAAGACAAAGTACCATCGTCGGACTTTGATACTAAGAGTAGTATTGTAACAGAACCTGTTTATTATAAAGGTAAAAAGATGCATGACATTTCCATTTTTGAATTAATTGAATATGCATGTGATCGAGCATCTGCGCACTTCCGTTCACAGAAAGAATTAGTGCACAAACAGACCAATGTTGCTCAACAGTTACCTTGGTGCAAGGAATGCCGCTTGCCTTTACAATGTTGTAGATGCAACCGTAGGGAAGAGGAGGATTTGGAAGACCAATTTGGAAATTTGATATATCCGGTGATTCATTCATATTGTCTATCTAAGGTAGGAAAAGTACTTAGGATAGGAGACAAATGGATGGATTATTTTGAAGAGACAACCTGTGAAAAGGTTATCGATTCACTTGATTGGTTTGAAAATTCGCCTTGGGCGAAATGGACTAATTATTTACCTCGCGGTTGTTTAAATGATAAATATGTTCACAATTTTATTATGTTATTGAGTAAAGATGAACTTAAACAAAAAATACGTTCTATGTATGTATTTTATATTCTTGTTTGTATGTTCTTTTTAATGCTCATATTCAGTATACATCCTATATTTATATTAGGGTGTGTTTGGTCATTAATGAAAATTTCTAGTGTAATTCATTGCCAAAAAGAAATGTTGTATAACTATATTTGTTATAAGAATGATAGTATGCCAAAAGTATTTCGTAAACATAGAGATAGTATTGTGAATTATGTTACTTGGGGGTGTATATCATTGTCGTTCTTATATCTTTTAGCAAAAACATGGAAATTGGTTCGTGTTATGCATGAAGATCATGGTAATTTATTGCCAACATCATTCGAAGATATTCAAGAACGAGATAAGGAAGCTCAGATAGAAGAATCTGTAGCCAAAGAAATGAATTGGAGCACAGTCAACGTTGAACCTATCCCTTGTCATGAAATAAATAGAACCATGACATTGGAACATACATTGAATTTAGTGCGTAAAAACATGGGCCAGATTAAAATAACTGAAAAAGGTAAAATTTACGGATGTGACATTTTCTTTATGGAGTCTAATCTAGCATTGATCCCAACACATATGTGGTTGAGAGATGAAATGAAAGTAAAGATTGCCGTGGGTAGAGATGGTAGGGGTCTTATATTTGATTCACTTATTTCAAAGAAAATGTCTATTCAAATACCTAATACAGATTTGAGCTTAATATATGTTCCTGCTGGAGGAACTTGGAAAAACTTAACACACCTTTTACCATTGGATAGATTTCGTGATTGTCCGGGTGTGTTGCAGTGTGTTCTCGAAGAGAAAGGTATTATGAGAACGATTAGCTCTCCATTGTTTTTGAAAAATGGTAGAGTGCAAAATGGAAGTAAAGCTTTTTATGGTAGTACATATGCGTTAGAATTTAATACATTCGTAGGTTTATGTATGGCTCCTGTAGTTACAGATACACATCAAAATGTAATTGCAGGCTTTCATTTAGGAGGAGTAACAGGAACTTCTAAAGGAGTGAGTGGTATGTTGACTACAGCTGAATTTATGTCGGCTAGAAAAATGTTATCCAATATTCCGGGAGTCAATATTGTTGCTTCACAAGGAACCATGCAACAAGAATTATATGGTGTCAAATATATATTGGATGACAAAATTCATGTTAAGAGTCCTTTAAACAAGCTACCGGAAGGTGCTAATTTAAAGGCTTATGGTTCGTGCACAGGACGTGCTACATATTATTCTGATGTAACTACATTGCCAATATGTGAAACTGTGGAACAAGTTTGCGGAATAGAAAACAATTACGCAGCACCAAAGTTTCATTTAGGTAATGCTTGGCAAAAATCATTGGAAGTTTCATGTAAACCTTCAATTGGAGTGGAAGGAAAATATCTTTCACAAGCAGTTGTAGATTATGTAGAACCTTTGAAACTTACTATTGGAAAGTTTCCAGAGTTAACTAAGCATATACGCCCTTTATCCGAAATGGAGACCATTTGTGGTATTGATGGAGTTAGATTTATAGACAAATTGAAACCAACAACAGCCATAGGTTATCCATTAGCAGGCCCCAAAGCTAAATATTTGGAAGATGCCTCATTGGAGGATTATCCAGAATTTGCATGTCCACAAAAATTGGATCAAAAGTTTTGGGATGAGGCTACAAGAATGGAACAAGAATACCTAGCTGGAAGAAGGTGTTATTTCATTTTTAAAGCATGTTTAAAAGATGAGCCAACTAAAATTACTAAAGATAAAGTTAGAGTGTTTCAGGCTTCATCTGTGGCAGCGCAGTTGGTTATTAGAAAATATTTTTTACCAATTGTTAGACTTTTGTCTTTGATTCCATTGGAATCAGAGTGTGGTGTTGGTATAAATTCTATGGGACCTGAATATAGTCAATTAGTTGAACATATGCACAAATATGGTAAAGATCGTATTTTGGCAGGTGATTATAGCAAATATGATTTGCGTATGCCAGCTCAATTAACATTAGCAGCGTTTGATGTATTGTGTAATATTGCACAACATTTTGGATATTCTGAGAGAGATCTTACTATTATGCGAGGTATTTCGACAGATGTCTGTTATCCAGTTACTGCATTTAATGGTGATTTGATAGAACTTATAGGATCTAATCCGTCAGGACAGAACCTAACTGTATATATTAATTCTATTGTTAATTCACTTCTTCTACGTAGTGCGTATTTTTGTATTTATGAGAATGTTGATGTACCTCCGTTTAGAGAGGTTGCATCAATGATGACGTATGGAGATGATGTGAAAGGGAGTGTGCGACAAGGATATGATGAATTTAATCATATTTCTTATACAGAATTTCTGAAGGAACGAGATATTGTTTTTACAATGCCTGATAAAGAATCTACTCCCACGCCTTATATGACAGATGATGATGCTGATTTTCTTAAGAGACATGTTAGATGGTCACCAGAATTACAATTGTGGCAAGGACCATTACATGAAGATAGTATTTTTAAGAGTTTAATGGTTGTATTAAAATCTAAAGCTGTTACAACGAAAGAACAGTCCATGCAAAATATTGATGGAGCTTTGCGTGAATGGTTTAATTACGGAAAGGAACATTATGAAATGCGTAGAAAGCAAATGAAAGAGATTGCTTCTACACATGGATTAACAAGCGGATGTGCTATGTTAGATCAGACATATGAAGATTGTCTAACTAACTTTCGTAGAAGATATCATTGGCAGGAGTCATTGATTAAATCGGACTCGGAATGTCCTTTATAAAAGTGTCCCTCTGTGCGTATGTGAATGCACAATAAATTAAATCCACATTTGTATATATGGATACCGTATTGAAATTAGTTCTTGTAATGATGTAGATATAGGCTTTGTACAAAAGGCACTTATAATGAGTACCCCTATTTAGGGGGGCTTCGCCAGCCAAAATATAACAAGATAACGACCCCGCTTAATCTGCAAGGGTGATCGCGAATAAATAAATTAGATTACTAGC